AGGAAGGTAAGGGAAATAATACGGTGTCGGGGGCCCCCTCCCACAGGGAGGATAACACAAAGATTCCGACACCGCCGACCAAATGGACGCGGACCATGCCCTGATGGCGCTGCGACAAATTCATCATTTTTAGGGGGGTCTCGCGGGGGATCAACCACACAGTACTCCCAGCAACTCTCCAGCCCAGCGACCCCCGTGGCAGCGGGGGCTACACGCCATTCGTTTTGATAGTCGCAGCACCCAAACTAACTACAGCACTTCGGGCAACTGAACGTCCACGCCGGACATATCTACCCAACGATGGTCCCATTCAGTATCAACCAGTCGGGCTACGGTGGTACTAATGTTCCACTCTCGCAGGGCACCCTCGATAGCAACCTGCACCTCAGACGCAACGCCATAGGCACGCTCAAAGCTCAGCCTCGCCTCCAACGTGACCGGCCTCTCGCGCGCCATATAAACCAGATCAAGGTCTCCCACTTCCGCCCTTGCTCGCTCCGCAAGGCCGGCATCCACATCCAACCATTTCATGCGCTCCCCGCGACCCATACGGATCAGCGCAGCAGCATACTCTTGCAGGATGGGGAGGCCAGCCGACAGGGCAAGCTCACAGTGGCCAACAGCTGTCATCATCGGCCGTACCAAAAGGGGGTTATTCCAGTGTTTGACCCCGCTGGTTCCCTGCGCCAGAACCTTCCGCCAGTTCCGAACCATACGCCACTCAACACCATCGTGGACCGGCCGCGACTGGCAAAATACAATCTGCTCGGGCGTCTCCGCTCGGTTCTCGAGTTTGAGCTCCTGCCCATACGAGAGGAACACCTCAGATATCCGGCTCGCGACTAGCGCCTCGTCGCGAGTCCTAATAAAGAGGAGACAATCGTCCCCATCGTCCAGCATGTCCCAGACCTTCAGCCCCACTTCGCGAGCGAACGCGTGGACCATGGCCGCCATGAGCACACAATTCCCTAGGGCTGTATTAACATCCCCGCTCATGCGACCCCCCTCGCGCTTCCACCTCACGCCCTCCATAGTGGAGCAACTATTGACCAACTGCCAATCCAGAAGTTGATAAAGCTCTGGATCCGGAGCCAAGCGTTTATACACCGCGTGTTCCACCTCTAAGGTCTTGCGATCGACATGTTTGTCCCAACGTGACCCGTCTAACGAATAGCAGACACAGCCATCAATAGCCTGGAATTTCTCCCAGATGACGGCGGCCCGCTCTGCGCCATTGAGCCCTTTGGCAAACATCCTCCGCCCATTAATCTTCATCCGATACACCTGGTGTTCTATCGGCCGGAGGTATTTGGCCAACCTGATGTTATACCTGTGCCCACGATACTGGATCATCCGGGGATCCGGATTCTCCTTGTCGGTTGGGTTGAACTTCTCCGACTTGACGAACGCACTGATGCGGGCATCCCGCTTGGTTAGCGGGTCCAGCTTCAAGCTCTCATATGCGTCCATATATCGGCGCTGCCGGGGCCCACGGAAGGACATGGCAACCCGGTATTCATCCCATGGCACAATCGGGTGTAGATGGCGGAACAGCCGCTTCGCAGCCGCACGCAGTGACCTCACGCCCTGCTCCGTCGGCAGTGGCACTTTGCCCAACACGCGATTTGCTGCTGACACCTGCTGGTTACAAATGCAATTCGCATGCGTAAAGCAAAGCCAAAGGTCCGGGACAGGCGGGACGATGCGGATCAAATGCCGCCTGCTATTATGCTCCCAGTGAACAGGTGTGGTCGGACCGACGGTGCGGGCAGCTCGTATTTCCAGCCGCTTTGGCGCACAACACACCGCCGGCACCTTCACCGGGTCGCCTAGTTTCCCGACGCGAGTTGCCTCCCAGCAACCCCGCGCCGGCGCCAAGCCATGACACCACTGGTCCCTGCCGCAGCACAGCCAGCCCCCGCAACAACACCAGCCAAAAGGCTAGTCGTCGGGGCTTTGCTACCTGCTGCAGCAGCGACCAGTGCAGTCGTGGCGGCAGTGGCGGCACTGATCTTAAATGCCAACCACCACCAGCCCTGCTCGGAACTCTTTCCCCCAGCCAGGGCATTGGCACGGTCTACCTTTCCCCACCAACCCGCTGTTCTCATCTCCGCCTCCAGCACTTCCTCCTCCGCTGTAATGGCCAGCACACGCGGTATTACCGCTGCCGCCATACGTACGATCTCCGTATCACGCGTGATGCCATGGTTGACACACCACGCAGCGGATTTATGCTGGAGCCCGGACGCGGTCTGGGCCGTCCTCTGGCGGGCATAGACCAAGCGCGCCAGATAGGCATAGAGCTCCCGCTCCGCCTCCGCCGCGCCGCCGCCAAAGTCTCCAAGCGCCACCTGCGCCACAACCTCCATCGGCCCCCCAGGGTCAGGTCGACCAGGGGCTCCCTCCCGCTGGGGCAGGGGGTCCCCACTCGAGCAAGGCTCACCATCTCGCAGCCCGTCCCCGTCGCCACGCCCACCTGGGCCAGGAGGCAAGCAAGCTTGAACCTCCTGGTCCACACGGGCATTCGGGCGGGGAAGGGTTGCGGGACCTGGAGCCTCACTGCCCACAGAGTCCACCCCCTCTGCAGGACTTGGTGAGTGTCCGCGCGCCGCTGCCACACGGCCGCCACCTCGTCTCCCACGGTGTGTCGCTCGATTCTTAAACGATCCGCCATTGGGCCACTTCGACGCCA